ATGAACTTCATCTCGATTCTATGCTCAACCAATTCGAGCCGCTTCTTATAGGCATCCTGAGATACCTTCCATGTGGCATATTTGGTTCCCTTGGTTCCCATCCATTGAATCTCATGTTCGAGACCCTTCTTGAGTTTATCCAAGTTGGTATCTGAATCGAAATCCCATGAATAGCGATTGAAGAAGTCCTGAATCTTTCCATTGACCGTGATGGCATCCTGCATGGAGAATTGCTTTGCAACCTCCAAAGGATTCTCTATATTGGATAATGCAAGAATATCATTCTTCATCTTCGTACGGGCATCGATCTGAGCCTTGATGATATTGAGTTTATCATTCTTGATGGCATCCTGAATGGCGGTCATATCGATATCCTTGATTCCTGATAGCTCATTCCTGATATCAATACCACTCTCGATGATGGATCTCTTTGCCTGAGC